CCGCACCAAGGAAGCGTCTGCTGCTGTCCAGCAGATACCTGATGTCGTACGTGTCTTCCATCCATTTAGCGGCGTCTTCTTCTCCGCTGGTGATGCTGTCCGCAATGTCCCGGACCATCCTCCTGAGCTGCTCTTCGCATGTCTCACCGTGTCTGTTCTTAGAGCGCCTTAGCGGCGCTCCGTTGTCTTCAAATTTAACCTGCATTTACTTCTCCCTCTAATAAGATTAGTTTTGTTATTTGTTCTTTCAGGATCTTTAAGTTCGTAGGCTGAAAGTGTAATGCCATGCCGGGAGTGTTGTATAGCTCCAGCAGCGTGTCATTAATTTTTTTTAGTTCTGACTTAACGTCTTTGTAGTAGTATATTTTTTTCTTCATAATAGTCCTTTCTCAATTATCCTATAATATCCTTCAGTCCTTGTCAAGCTGCTTGATGCTTGTGGCTTGCTGCTTGTGGCTTGTGGCTTGGCCAAGCCAGTCGAACCCGGCTTGAATTCTGTTGCAGTGACCAATGCCAGCGAACGCAACTTGACCCCAAGTCCCAGGGGACAGCGCGCCATCCTTGCTGGGACCAGGGCTCAAGTCTTGACCCCAGGTCCCTCTTCCCAACACATCACCGTATACGTCGGATGGCCAGTAATAGAGACCAGGGCTCAAGGCCCGGGCAGTTATTATCAGGGCTCATACCCAGGAGCCCGAAAGAACTAGTGGATGATCCAGCGCAAGTCAGGGCTATCACCATCAACTAGTGACTTAATATAGGACTTGACAATTGATTTGTCAAGGGATAATGTAGGATAATTATTAACACAAACAGAAAGAACCAAATGTCAAAAATAAGAATGAATACGGAATACAGAAACAAGCTGTATAATCGTATCAAAGATGTGTTCGAAAAAGAGGACACGCAAGAACGTCAAGGTTTTTTAGAGGCGAGAGAAAACTTTGAGAACAAGCAGACGACAGCTTTTGAACTTGCAAGACAAGTTGTAGAGAGGTCATATCCAAAAGATGATGTAGCCACACTACGAACTTTCAAGAAAAAGTATGGCGATCCCTGTGATGTAGTTGCAAAAGACAAGTGCTTTTACTTCTCACACTCCGAAGATGTAGATGAAGATGGCGATCAAAAAACCACTCAATCACATTTTGATTTTGGATTGTACGGCAATCTCAATGGTAATGAGTATGGCGATAGTGATGAGAGAGATCATTTTGCTCACGCATATTATCGAGAGGAACTAAAAGAGAATGGTTGCAATCCAGATATTATCGCACAACAATCTGGTAAAGATAGCAACCCACATAAGACCAAACACCTTGACGCAAACAACAAGTTTCTAGGTAAAGGTCGTTATGATGAACATACAGGTATGACTTCAAAGTTTGACAAACAATTCTTACTTGATGTCATTGGAACTAGCCATTGTAGATCAAGAGCAATTGCTTGTACCAAAGCCGAGTATGAACAGTTTGAACAGTGGCGTATGGCAAAAGCCAATGTTGTTTCCAAACACCAAACTTGGATTGATAGTATCAGCAAACAAACTGAACAATTAAAGAT